CACGATAAATCCCTGTATCGGGATCAGATGCCCAAGCAATCGATGGCAAAGCTTCGGTGCCATCTGCAAACGTAGCTACACCAGTTATTACAGGGCTTGCTAAAGTCTTATTTGTCAAAGTCTGTGTAGCAGTAACACCAGCGACCGTTGCCGAGTCCAGCTTAGAAAAAACAATACCAGCACTAGCAGCGATATTGCTATTCGTAGTATTGGTATAGATCTCCGTGAAATTGTCCATGACGTCATCGGCATCTGCGGTAGTTCCGTTTAATAATGTGACAGGTAGTACAGCCAAAATTCCTCCTTATTGTTGCAAGCCTAATTCGTCGTAATTGGTTTTTAAATTCTCTTTTGTTTTCCCACTACAAGCTTGGGAGTCGTCGTGTAAAATTGCTGCCATCAGCTTTTCTTTGTCGGGAACAAGGGCACAATCTTTGCAAATAATGCTTCTAAGTCTTGACCCATTGGCCAAAGTTAAATCAATTTGCGTTGCGTTTTTTTTCTTAGTTGCCCATTTGCCATTGGTATCCTGAACCATAATTTGAACTTGGCATTGCGGACAAAATCCTCTTCTATAAGGTTCAACTGTTGGCATAAAATAATCCTTTATCTTGGCATGAAACACTAAACCCATTGATTTGAAATGGCTGGCCCGCTAGTCGATTGTAAAAACCAAATCGCACGGCTCTAAACTTTGAATTTTGACGGTATCTTGATTGAAAAACAGAGAATGCACCCCAGATAGCAGCACCCCAAAGAAAGTCACCCCAAATGGTATTCCCGGCTGATAGTGAAAAATTGATAGTAATTTGGTCTGCAAGAGATTGATTAAAATCAAACTGCAAAATCACAGTGATTGGATAATCTCCACTAGCGTTAGCATTGGCGATTAAAAACCAGAGCTGTTTTAAAGTGTCGTAACTACCAGTGATAGATTTCCAATTGGTGAAATGATAAGTGTCATAGCCGCCAATTGTGTATTCAGTGGCAGAATTAAAGGCTGTTGTGATAGCAGGAGTAAAAGTTAAAGTGTCGGCTGTATTGGAAGTAATGGTTGCAAACTGATCAGCACCAGCCCCAGAGGTGGCGCGGACAATAATCCCAACAAATTTATTCACTGTCCAAGTCTTAGTTGTATCGGTTAAAGTCGTAGAGGTTGCGCTAGTTACCGTCCCATTATCTTCGGCACCATCACCATTTGTCACATCATCATCTAGAAGCCACAAGAAGCCGTTATAATCACCAGAATATAAACCGATATCACCACTCACATTCATGAGCTTTAAACAACTGGCGTTGATATTATTCCAAGGCTGCCATACTGGCGCGTTTTTAACTTGGGCTTGTAGTTCGTTAAAGATTAGAAGATAATTATTTGAGCCGTTCCCACCTAAAGGCGCTGATATCACAAGTTTTGCAACATTGGCTTTAGTGTAATACTCCATCACTACATCTTCGTTACTTGCGGCCCCGATTTGATTAAAATAAGAATTGATGATTTCTGACATCGCAGTGCCAACACGCATTTGATCTTGACTAAAATCAGTAGCAGTGACCGCATACACTTTGCGATTAGAAGCCATGATATAAAGAATATTATTCCCCGGAGCAGCGCATCGGTTATTTAAAATACCAAAAAGTGAATTAAACTTTCTAGCATCTGTAGTTTCAAAAGTGCCATTTTGTACCCAAAGGCTTCTTGATGTGCCAATTATTAAAGTACCAAAACAGCGTTTAATACAAGTCACGCCAGCATCAAAAATAGTTATGTTAGCTGTAGGGACGTTCCAAGGTTTGTAGGCTTTAGAAGTGTAAGTATCAGTGAGCTTATCTTGATTTTGAAACCAGACTTGGCCAAAGTCATCTAGTTCAAAGATAGCGCTTAAAGGGGCTGCTTCATTATCAAATTCCGCTTCAATACTGCCATCAGCCGCTGTGTTATCGTCATAAGTTAATGTTGTGTTGTCAGCTACAGTTGTTAATCGATAAACCACACCATCTGTAATAGACTGTCTATAAATCACTCGCGCATTGCATTGAGCAGTAACACCAGTTGCTAAAGTTTCTGTACATACTGGGATAGTGACACGGATTTGACGATTAGCTGCGATTGTCAAAACTGCTGATATCGGGCTAAGTTCGCTCTCTTGAACAATTACACCCCCAACAGTACGGGCAAAAGAAACATAATAGTAATAATTCCCTGCTGGCAAAACACCAGCGGCAAAATCTGTAAGTGTTGGCGCTGTTGGTTGAGGTAAACTTAAGTTAGTCCAAGTTGTCCCATCAAATTTTAAGTTAGTATTATATCCATCACCAAAAATTAAATATTCATCATCACCTGTCACAACAGTTTCAAAGTCAGGGACGTGATTAGCTATTAATCCGGTAATTGTGGCAACAGGAGTATCAAGGCCAACGTAGATTTTACCGTCATTACCAACGCTGATAATTTTTTCAGTCCCATCAGATTTATGAAAATCATAAATAGCAATCATATTAGGGGCACCGGATATTTGTGCGGGTAACGTTGCAGTTACATTTTGAATAGTAGAACCATTACGGGTAAAGAACGCTCCATCAGTTGAATAATCAATATTCAAACACAGACTTGCGGCGTCTTCTGCGACTTTGGTAGGCGAACTTTGCGTGTCAAGTCCTGCTCCGTTGTCGTAAAATGGTACTGTTTTTAAAGGTAACCCCATAATTATTGCCCTAAATTAGCCGCTGGAGTAATTGCTAAAAATGGTATCACTACTTTTAATTCTCCTGATCCAGTTAAACCAATAATAGTGTATTGTAATTTTTGTCCGCTTCTTAAAGTGATGCTCTGGCAACCTGCAATCGCTCTTGTTAAATTTTTCTCAACTAATAAATTAGCAACAGCACCTTCGGCGGCACTTAAAATTATAGTTGGATTTGTCTGATTAGTTTGGATGCTCACACTAGTAATAGTAGCCCCGGCAATTCTTACATAAACCGCAATGTCTGCTAGATTAATATGAACATCACCAGAAGCGGTGCATAGGTCATAAGTTCCAGCCGCCCGTATTAAATCAGCGGTGAACTCTGCTATCTTATTAATTTTAGATCTTGTTATTGGCATTTTACCTTAATGATATAAATTAAAAGCTGTTTGCCAGCCAGCGGCTTCCAAAGCATAGCCAGTTGTGTTTAAATGTGACCCATCCGCATAAGTTGAGGTGCTGTAAAGCCCAACATCTGCATAAATATCGACAATTTTTATCAGCCCACTTGCGTAGTCAGAGCGTGCAACAACATCCGTATCAATAGCAGCCGCATTGTAGTTTACAACTTGTGTGTGCGCGGTGCTATTGTCGATAATTCGGGCGATATACACTTCACAATTCGGAGATCCCGCACGGATTACATCTAACAATGCTGTTAAACTCGCTCTGCTTTGTACTAGAGTAGGGTACCCGGGTGTTAAACTGCTCAATTGTGTACAATCGTTTGTTCCGATGTGTAAAAAAATAATATCCGGTGTGTACTGCCGAACCTGATCGGTCGCGTAAGGCGTAGCTAGCAATTCGGCCACGGTTAAGCCTGAAACGCCGCACCACCCATTTGCTGGACTATTAACTGTATTACTTCCAACAAATTGAGGTGTAAAACCAAGTCTTGCCGCAAGAGTTTTCATTAATGGGCCTCGATAACCAGCCATTAAAGCAGTATTTGTATCGCCAAATCCAGATGTTAAAGAATCGCCCATAAACATGATCTTTAAAATTTTATTTATATTGTTACTTTTACTTTTCATTTCTATTGAGGAGTAAAAATTAAAACTGATCCGGCAGTACCAGTACCACCAGTCGCGCCGCCACCAAATCCTTCGCCCGGCGTACCCGCATCAGCAGTGATTTCACCTTGAGAAATTATCTGGTCAGTGACAACGATAATTGACCCACCAGCGCCAGCCCCGCCCCCGCCAGCTTTCCCGTTTCCGGTTCCAGTAGCTGCGGCACCATTCCCACCGTTAGCATTGATGCTTCCTGTGTTGTTGATTCTTTTTGCAAAAACCATTCCGACAATCGATCCTGATCCGCCTCCGCCTGATGTTGCTGTGCCAGTTCCAACGTTAACACCACCACCGCCGCCGCCAGCACTACCGTTAAAACTGGTGTTATCCATTAAACGTCTTTTTAACACAGATGCCAAACTTCGTGCAGTGCCTTGAATTGCCGTTGGCGACGCGCTTGTCGAACCAGCACCACCAGCATTACCAGCATCTGCTTGCCCACCAGCGCCACTTGAGGCACCACCGATATTCCTACCGCCAGAGCCACCACCACCCGTTCCCGCTCCAGTAGTCGATCTTCCATCACCTCCATTGCCAGCAGCAGTGGCGAGAGTTCCTATCGCGGTGATAATCGCCCCACCTGTTGCACCAGAACCATGATTTCTACCTGCAAAAATCTCTCCAGCACAATTGAGTTGCGTCGATACAAACGGAACAAAACCATTCAGTCTAATTGTAGCTGAAGCCGCAACAGTCATTGTAGTCGGGAAAATGTCAGCAGTTAACGTATAAACTCCAAGAGATGGGATAAGACCTAATATAGTTGTCGTACCATCAAAGTTTGCGGCCCCGCTAGATCCATCTCCATATAATCCCGGCGCTGATTTTTCTGCGCGAATTAACATTATACACTCTCCTGAATATATGCAGAAAACCCAGCGTCAGACGCCCAGATTCCTGTGATTATTCCTCTATAAACTTCGCTGCCTGCTAAAATTGGCAGTTCTAAAATATCGTCTTGATCTAAAAAATAAGGGCTTGCTGTTGTTGCTGTTGCGCCAAAAGCAACATAAAGGCGTGCTGTGGAACTATTGCGAATTACTGCCATTGTTCTAGCAGTATTTGCGGCTAATAAAGTCACACTCGTTGCAGAATCTCCAACGGTTGTTTCTGTTGTTGTGTGAGTTGCGGTCCCTGTAGCCCCGGGAGTAAAAACGTTTGTCCCATCAGGGTTAACAACTCGTCTTGCTGGCTTATTTGCAACAGAAACGGCTTCAACATAAGATTGTGTTTCTAACTGGTCTAAACTTCCTGGTATTGACATAAAATCTCCTTAATAAAACATGTAATAATTTTGACCCGCATAAACTACGTGGTCAGGCGTATCGTCGGTAATAAGACTATCTTGAAATTGTGCTTCTGATTCAGTCAATCGTTGTCTAACTGAGTTAATATCGCTTACACCTCCGCTAGCATCTTTATTTTCTAAACAATAAAGCGCTGCTGCATCTTCAATCATTGATTCATAAATTGCCGGAAAGTTGTCATCAAAAGTAAAAGAAGATGAGGAAGTAGAAGTTGGGAAAGTAGGAATGTAGTTATAAACTAAAAACAATCCTACTGTTTCTGTCGATGAAGTCGTGCTTGTTACTGTTTCAGTAGACAAAGGAGCTGGTTCTAAAACAATGTTTGTCCCTCTTATTTTGTAAGTGGGCAAATAACTGTCTCCTGAACCAGTTGAAGTTGTGATATTAGGCCGGAAACGTCTTTGGTCACTGCCTAATGGTTGAGTCCCATTACTTACCCGTCTTTCTAATGTAGAGATGGAAAAGAATGGGGGTGTCCAACCAGCGGTTGTAATTGTATCCACACTAGCGACTAGAGATAGGTTTCTAGGCGTTTCAAAATAACCGACACCATCTTTGAGCATGATAAGACAATACTTTTTGTAAGCTTTCGCAATACCAGCATAGATTTCTCCATCAGTATAGAATTGGCTACTAGGGTCACCTAAAGTGAGTCTAATATTCGTCGTTAATTGTGCTAGTGTAGACGACAATTAAACCTCAATTTCTTTGTCTAAATCTACATCTTCAAAGCTAGCTGCCTTTTTAGCAGGGCGACCAGCTTTGCGCTTAAGAACATCAGGAGTTGCCAAATCGTTTTTAGCTAAAATATCATCTGAATCAAAAAGACTCTCCCCTTCAAAGTCCATAACGCGATCATCTTTAATCCCTAATTCCTCACGGCGTTTAGCACTTAAAAAAGATAACTCTTCATGAATAGGAGCTTCCATTTCCAACATGTCCACAATCTCTTTTTCCCATCGAATAGCACGTGTCAAACGCACATCATCAGTCCAAGTAATACCTTTTTTCTTATAATCATCTTGTTGGGCAATGTAGTTTCTAATACGTTGTCTAAGAGTTGCGTCTAAGTAAGACAACAAAGCCAAACGAGCTTCTTTTTTCACTTGGTCTTTAGTCATACTAGGATAAACCGGGAATACGCCACGATCTTTGGTTTGTGCATAAACAAACTGAACCAAGTGGTCATCTACTAAAGTAGAAGATCTTTTATTGAATTGAAAAAATTTGCTATCACATTGAATCGCAAAGTCTTCAAGTGAGGTGTTGAACATTTTAGTAGCCATAAATTCCTTTATTTAGTTATTTTCCGATATCCAGCCGTAACATCTGACGGGATACCCTTTTCGATTTCTTTAGCTGCTTTACGCCAAGAAATAATATCATCCTTAATCATATCCACATTTTCGCTTGATGCGTCTTCAGCCATCTTTTGCTTTTGTTCTCTCGCCTTGTCCATCAAGCTGTTAAAATAAGCATTGGCACCCATCGCCATTTTCTTTTCCCAAGCATCACGCTTAAGTCTTAAAACTTGAAACACCCATTCACCAAGTGGTTCTGGATTACCGTCTTTGTCCTCAGCGATTAAAATACAGTTCCAGCCAGAGTTATCTTGCGCCCATTCGTTAATCACCCATCGCTTTTTGGTTTGGTCAAACATCAGCTTAAGATTAGGATCAAAAGCTTTAATTCGTTTTTCCAAACTAGGATCGGTTAAAATTAAAGAATAAGTGTCTTGAATTCTTTGGCCGTATGTATCAATGCTAGCTAGTTCCATAAAAAAGAGAGGCGAGGGCTATTAGCCCCCGCCCACATAGTTAGAATGTTGGTTCAGTCAGAGCTGTTAAGCGATTTTGGTTATTGCGTTTCCATGTTCCCAAGTTACCTTCGTAAACATAGTAACCACCGATGGCGTCACGACCAACGATTTGATACAAGCTTTGGCCTGGCAAATCAGAAAGTTTAACGTCATTGGTTTGGAATTTTTCAATTCCGTCTTTAACCATCATGCCCAGTTCACCAATTGGGTAAGTCCAATCGATCATCCATTCCATTGTGCCCCATTTGAGGACCACGTTACCTGCATCAACTTCGCCACCTTCGTAGCGGGTTTTTTGCAGTTCAGTGTTTAGAAATGTACGAGCTTGACCGTAGTTAGAAACAAGCATCGTTGGTTTGTCACCGCCGATGATTGCGCCTTGGTTGTATGTGCGTTGCAACAAGTCCTGAGATACTGGAGCAGTACCAGCAGAAACTACGTTACCTTGCCATTGGCCATAAGTAGAAACAGACACACCTTCAAAAGTAGTCGAGAAAGTGGTTGTGTCACAAATAGCTCTCCAGCCTGTCAATTCCTTAGCGTTAGCCAAAGAAGTCACACCGTTAAGCACGTTCTTTTTGCCAATGATTGAAGCATTGGACCAAGTTTGAGCTGTTCCTAATGTCAGAGTTGCTGTTGAGTAGTTGATGTTTGTGATGACGGCACCGTTGATTTCTTTAGCACCACCAAGTGAAGCATAAGAGTCAATGATCATGCCAACACGAAACACAAAAGGGTTGTTAACAATCAATGCAGTCGCAGCAGACCCAGTGCCTACAGCAGTATCGATTTGACCAGTACCAGTGCCCCAGCTTTGACGATTCAAATCTGAGTACATACGACCGGAGTTATCTTGTTGCTGTTCATCTAAGCCTTTAGCAAAAGCCACTTTATCAGTCTCAGACAAGCGGATTACTTTACCAGTGATTTGGAAAGGCCAAACAACAGTCTTGGAAGTAATTGACGCCTGAATTGGAATGATAGAAGTAGGTTCTTGAAATGCTTCTTCTTCATTGATAGCACCACCATTTTCGTTACCTTGCATAGTCACAGGGTTATAAATCCCTTGAGCAGAAGGTTTCAGCGGTGATTTTTTCCATTTGCCCCACATAGGAGCAGATAGATTTTGTTGTTTGATAAGCACATCGGAACCTTCATTGTAGTTCCGTTTAAAAATGCCATCTAACTGGGTTAAATTTGCAATAGCCATTGTTTATTGTCCTTAAAGACTGTTGACGATGCTGCTTATTCTCTCATCTTCCGTCATTGAGGTTTTGCCCATCGGGATAGACCCTTTACGACTTCCGCTAAGAGGAACATCGGTTTTCACAGCCTTTTTTAAAGTTTGTTTTTGGTACGCAGATAGTCCAGAAACAACAGCTTTGTAAGCATCGTTAAATTGAGCTTTGCTAGCAGTACGAGGGTCATCAGTTGATTGAGCCAGTTTTGCGATTACCGCATGCCGGATTAATTCAACCACGTTATCATCACCTTTACCGTTAGCATCCACAAAGCCATCTTTAATAAGTTGATTATCAAAATCATTATCGATGGCTTGCATGTTACGATCAATTTTCGCTTGCTGTTCTTGCTGTTGACTCTCTTGGATTTTCTGCTCCATTTGAGTCTTCCATTGCTCCAAGCCACTGAGCTTGTCGTGATAAGTCTTTAATAACTTACCCGTATCAGGATCATATTGCTCGAAGTTGAACCCAGCTTCGGCTTGCTCTTGAACTTGCTCGGCATAGATTTGTGCTGCTAAATCTTTAGGATTACGGCCATTTCTTAGGCCAATAATAAACTCTAAGTTTTTAGGGTCAGAACGAATCCATTTGTCGAGATCAGCAGCACCAGTTAAGCCTTTACGCTCTTCTAGCCACTGCTTGCGTTCAGTCTCAAGACGGCTTAGATTCTCGCGCATTTGTTTGAAATTGTATTCCTTACTACCAGCTTGCGGCTCTTGAGCCTCGGCCTGTGCAGGGTCTACATTTTCAGTCTCTTGCGCGCTCCCATTATCAATGGATTCCGGCGTCGAATCCGGAATATCACCTAGGGAATTGATGATATCCTGCGTTACGCCTGTTGCTTGTTCTTCCATATTTTTGTCCTTAACCATTACGTGGTCAGTCGTTTTTCATAGTCGGTTACGCCGACAAGGCGAAAAACTTGTTATTGCATTGGCGCATCTACTGGCGGCCCTTGCTCTGGCATTGGTGGCGGCATCGGTGTCCCACCTTGCGGCATGCCACTTGCAGCACCCATAAGGGCTTGCTTTTGCGCTTCCAATTGCATATTTGCTTCCTGATTCATCTGCTCTTGTTGAGCCTTTAAATCAGCTTGCTTGTGTTCCTGAATGTGAGCTTGAAATAAATCGTAAATCTCAGGAGTTGCTTTTTCTAAAAAGTTTGGGTCTTGGATCTGAGCGATATGACAAGGCAGGTGGATAATAGATTGGTCATACTCAGAAACAGCGGCAGGGTTGCCTTGCAGCATGAGATTGTTTTCCCATTTCGCTTTCTGCAATTCGATGCCTTGATCAGAATCAAAGGTTTCTAAACCTAAGCGTTCAAAGAGTTGGTCACGCAATTTATCCCCAGCGGGTGATGGTTCAGACATTTGCGGAGGCATTAAACCTTGTTTGCCTAAATCTAAATAAGTTTGGTTTTTAGAGACTTCAGATTTAGGCACCATCGACATGGCTTGTATCTTTAAGTTGATGCCATCAGCCAAATCTTGAGCACCGATAAAGTCATTGACCTGAACATCTAAGCAATTCTCAGTGATCTCGGCCAACTTCTCGTTTAAGCTCTTGTCGGGATAAATATTAAATTTGTGGATGATGCGAAGCTTTTTAGTGAATCGTTTCTCGTGATACTTTTCCCACATCAACATCATGTTAGAGTGTTGAGTATTGGCGTTCTCTAATAGCTGAGAAATGGCGCTAGCAGCAGTGACACCGCTAGGAGCTTGGCCTTGCATCACAAAGTTAGTGCCGGCTATTCTGACCATCTGATCGATAATATTTTGACGCTCTGTAAAAAATTGTGTTGGCAATGGCGAACCTTGTAATACAAAGGGGGGCGCTACACCGGGGACTTGTTGGTACGTGTAGATATTTGCGCCTTTGCCATTCATGATACCGCGCTTTAATTGCCCAATAGCTGCCATAATGTTTGGCTTTGCCATTGTGTTGGCGTTCTCTAAGATAGAACCGTTGATTTCGTTAAGGCGCATTTGCAACGGGATGAGCTGCTCAACTAAAGACTTACCAAGGAAACGGCCAACGTAAGGCTCATAGCGAAACAGTGTATAAGGATGCCAAACCGGATTCTCCATTGCTAAAAAGTAGGGTGAACCGATTTCAGGAGTAGAGATATAAGCAATCTTGACCGCTTTTACTGTCGGCGTCGATCATTCTGTTACATATTTTGAACAGCAGCCTTATATTTACGAATCTTACATAATGGACGCCGAGTGGGCGAGAGAATCTTTTGACCAAGAGAAACCTGGGTATACAGGTCTTTCTCGCAGTATCGAAGAAGACGGTGTCACAGTCGACACTTTATCTTTGTTTGAGCAAATGAAGTATTCAATTCCTT